GTAACTTTCAATGTAATCAATATAGCCGAAGCTGTTGTTGATTGAGAGAATTGACCAGAGTCATGGAAATCACACCAATATACGATGAATATAGGCGTAGTACAGAATGTAGCATTTAAAGTTGTGTCATCTGTACGATCGTAGACTAAGGTCCTTTTAATAGGCACATATGTATCAAATTTGCGGTAATTCTTGAAACCGTTGATATTGTGTAGTTGTGCCGGACTATTATCAATTATATTGTACCGAGCAGCCAAATGACATTTCTGATGAGTGACAACAGTGTATTTGTCAGTGTTAATAGGATTAGTGTCAAAGTCCACACCTGCCAAGTCTGTATTGAAATCTTGACCACGACCTTTTGTATTGTTTGCTGTCCTGAAGAAGTCAGAGTTTGGCACTGAAGTTCCGTTTTTAGGAGCAATAATTGCCCAATGAAAATTGATAGGTCGTCGTTCCTCACTGACATTGACTACTCTAATATTGACACGAAAACCGCGTAGGTCTACACTATCACGTAGACGTTGGTGGATAGCAGTACCTTTATCAATATCCGAAATTTCAGCATTTAGTAGGCTCCTAGTGACACGTGACACGTTTACCACATAGCCTGTAAGTGCCTTCTTAGTATCAACTTTACGTTTTCCACCAATAGAACGTAGCCGGTATTGAAGTTTGGAACCACTACGCTTGCTACGACGCATACGTTTAGTACGACGGCTACCAGTTGTTCTACGTCTTTTATAAACCTTCATGTTTAAATTATGGCGCATCGAAAAAAATAGCGGCGCGGTGAGCAAGTTGGGTTAGGTCTAGTATTACCCTAACCCAACCTTGCTCAGTGCTCACAAAAAAATGAACCAACAATCGAAAGTCTGGACCTATACGATAAACAACTACAGTGATGCAGAACTTGAACGAATCGATGGACTCTATGACGGAGGTGGATTACAGTACCATATCCGAGGGCTTGAACGTGGAGATAATGGAACTCCCCATATCCAAGGCTTTATACGATTCTCAACTAAGAAACGCTTTGGCGGTGTTAAAGCAGCGATTGGAGATAGAGGGCACATCGAGCGCGCTAGAGGAACTGATCAACAAAATCGAACTTATTGTTCAAAGGATGGAGATTTTCGAGAGTGGGGCTCACCCATATCTGGGAGAGGAGGGACAGGAGATCAATTCACCCACTTCCGTGATTGGTGTAAACAATACTTCGATGACACAGGAGCCCCGCCCACCGAGCGCGATATCGCTGATGCGTTTCCTGCACTCTACGTGCGTTACCGGAGGAATGTGCTGGATTTGTCCCTTGCAGTGTGCCCTAGTGCAGAGTATGTATTTCCCGAGGAGACTTTACTCAGAGGATGGCAGCGAACACTCTATGACCGTTTAAGTGAAGAGGCGGATGACAGGACGGTAGAATTTTTCATCGATTCGGAAGGAGGTAAGGGGAAAACTTGGTTTCAACAATATATGCTTGCAACCCGGAGTGACATTCAATGTCTCGGAATAGGAAAACGAGATGATCTTGCTTTTGCCGTTGATCCTGAAGCACGCATTTTTTTGTTCAATATTCCAAGAGGAGGAATGGAGTATCTACAGTATACCATATTAGAGCAATTAAAGGACAGAATTGTATTTTCAACGAAGTACCAATCACAAACTAAGAAATTACGGCATCGGCCACATGTGGTTGTATTTACAAACGAAGAAGTCGATAAGAATGCAATGAGTAGAGACAGATATAAAATAACACGTCTAATTTAATTGTTACGTTGGGGGTAAGAGGATGAAGGGTTACCGGTGTCGAAGAGAGGCAAGCCCTGAAAGGAGAAAGGGGGTCGGACCTCAACACCTCAATAATCTCTTAGTACCCCGATCTCTGATCTTGAACCACATTAACGTATATTATCATTAAAACTGGCTGTAACTTTCAATGTAATCAATATAGCCGAAGCTGTTGTTGATTGAGAGAATTGACCAGAGTCATGGAAATCACACCAATATACGATGAATATAGGCGTAGTACAGAATGTAGCATTTAAAGTTGTGT